TAGCCTATACTGCTGTAAATAAAGTGCCTTACACTTTTGATTACCTAATTTCCTTATATAAAAACTATTCCACAAAGTAATGAGGGCAGGACTATTAACCGATCCTGTAACCTTTAGAAAGGCAACCATTACAAAGAACCAATACGGACAGGAAGAAACAGATTGGATTGATTGCATATCAACAAGGGCAAATGTAAGGTTCAATTCAGGTAACAGGGTTACAGAAAACAATGAAATCATTAATACCTATACAGTAACATTTACTGTAAGAAGGTATCATAACATAGATGAATTTATGAGGATTCTTTGGAAGGGCAAAACTTACAGAATCCTGTCCATAGAGGATAATAACGAAGATAGGACAAAACAATCTATTACTATTATTGGAGAACTGATAAATGAATAATGTGGATGCAAGGCAAGTCCTACAGATGTTTGCTGTACTGGATAGCAAGAGACAGAAGAAAGCACATAGGACTGCACTTAGAAAAGCTACAGGCATATTGGTTAGAGAAACCAGAAAAAATTTCAGGAAGGTAGTAAAGAATCCCAATGCCAGAAACAGGTGGAACGGAAAAACCTTTTCTTCTGGAATCAAATCTAAGGTCAATAAGGAAGCCACAGAGGGTAAAGTACATATTATGGGAGACTTTAGATTAAAGTTCTTTGAAATGGGAACTAAGACACGTTACAAGAAACGGACTAAGGGCAGACCATCTACAGGTAGTATAAAAGCCTCTTATTTCTTTAAAAAAGCCAGAGAAGCCAAAGAATCAGAAATCAGTAATAGTATGAATGACATAATAACCAAATCTATACTAAGGGTAAATGGACAGTTTAAAGGTAGGTAAAGAAATCTATTCTCTTTTAAATGGTAATGATTCTCTTACTGGGGTAGTAGGCAGTAAGATCTACCCTATTATAGTAGAAAAGGAAACTACATATCCATTTATAGTATATAAGAGAAGTAATATTATTCCTAGCTATACTAAGGACTTCCATTTCAAGGATGAAGTAATAATTGACATTATATGTGTGTCTGATGATTATTCTGAATCCGTTGATATAGCCAGTATGGTAAGGGATATTCTGGAAGATAAAAGATTTGCTGATATAGAAAGCATCAAACTGGAATCTGCTGATGAAGATTCTATAGATGCTACTGGAGAAGGAACAGCATTTAAATCAATAGCATTTGCAACTAGTCACAGTTTATCAATTTCTGCTGAAACAGTTGAAACAAGTTCTAAAGATACTGGTGGAAAATGGGTGTCTAAAGCACCTAGAAAGCTAAGTTGGACTATGAGTACAGAAAATCTTTACTCTTTAGATGGTGAAGGTTCTACTTATGATGATCTTTTTACTGCTATGACAGAAAGAAAAGAATTAAGTGTAGTTTTCAGCTTAGAAAAAGAATATGCAGCAAAGAAAGATGAAGTTCCTGAAGGTGGATGGACACCTGTAACCACTGGACAATATAAAGGGAAAGTAGTAATTACCAGTCTGGAACTTAACGCACCGAATGGAGATAATGCAACATTTACAGCTTCTTTTGAAGGAGTTGGAGCACTGACTAAAACAGCATAATATAAAGCCTTTATATCTCTGTTATAGAGGTGTAAGGGCTTTTTTTATATCAACAGAATTATGGAAATAACAATTAAAGACAAGACATATAAAGTAAAGTACAGCATTAGGGCAATGTTCGTATTTGAAAAACTGACTGGCAAATTATTCAAACTGGAAAGCCTGATGGACTTTTATATATTCTACTATTCTATGATACTGGCAGGAAATCCAGAATGTACATTGCTGTTTGACGATTTTATAGATGAATGTGATTTGAATCCTGTTTTGGTGGCTGATATTCAGAATTTCCTTAATGCGCAATTTCAAAAGCAAGGGCAACTGGAACCATCTAAAGAAGAAGATACTTCAAAAAAAAAGTAATATCCATTTCAGAACTGTATAGTATCATTGTGGTAGAGTGTGGAATCCAGCCAGATTACTTTTTGGATAAAATGCAGTGGTATGAAGTGGATTCCTGTTTAAATGGTCTGGAGGGTAAAAACAAGAACGGTTGGGAACAAACCAGATTCCTTAGTTATATCACGGCACAAGTAAACAGCAGCAAGAAGTTAAAGCCTACTGATATTCTTTCCTTTAAATGGGATAAGCCAGAGGATACAGGCACATCTATTACTAGTGAAGATATACAGAGGTTGAAAGATAAGGCAAGTAAAACCTTAAAACTATTATAATATGGCTGATTTGATTACTAGGTTGCTGCTTAACACACAGCAATTTGATAATAATTTAGGCAAGTCAACAAAACAAATACAGGGATTCCAGCAAAAGATACAAGGCTTTTCCAGTGGTGCTGTCAGTGCCTTTACAAAATTTGCGGGGGTACTGGGCGTAGCTTATGGAGCTACAGAACTGCTACAGAAAGGACTTAACAGCAATGCCACTTTACAGGATAAATATAATTCTTTGATGCAGGCTGGATCTACTGTAACAGACCAATTCTTTACAGCCATCTATTCAGGGGACTGGACTGTATTCAATGATGGTATAGAAAAAGCCATTAAGAATGCAAAAGAATATGCAGATACCTATAGGAATGTACAAAGGATGCTGGAAACTACAAGCATCAAATTTGAACAAACGGATGCAAGGAAAACACAGTTGGAAGCCATTATAGAAGATGATACCAAACCACTGGAGGAACGGAAGAAGGCACAGCAGGAGTTAGACCGTATATTGCTAATGGGTGTGGCTGATATTAGGGAAGCATCCCAAATAACAGAAAGGGAACTAAATAATATGTTGGCTGATCTGATTGGAGAAGCTCAATATATCACGACAGAGAATGCACAAAAACTGATTTTGGATATAAGGAACAAGTATTCAGAACTTAGAAAAGAACTGGATGCCTACAGGGAGATCAGAGACACAAAGAATCAGGTACTAAACCCTAATGCCTTCAAATACAGCGGTGACGAGTGGTATAAGATTAATCAGGACGCCACTAAGAAATATTATCAGGAATATACCAAAGACCAAAGAGCGTACTACGATGAATTACTAAGGCTGGCTGATAGAATGAATGATGAAACATTTAGTTCATTTCAAGGCTTGTTTGATAAACTGAATGATCTTAATGACAAGGCTGGTACTTGGGAAAAAGACAGGGCTGGTGCAAGGGATGAAATAGCTGGTATTAAAACTACTGCCAGTAAAAAAGAAATCATTCCAGCAGGTTCTATTATGGAAATGCAGAAAAAGATTGCAGACCTTAGAAAGAAGTATGAAAATGCTGCTGATGAAGGAACTAGAGTAGGGTTTATGAAAGCCATCAAAGAAGCAGAAACAGAACTTAAAATGATGCAATTAAGGGCTGCTGGAACTTCTTTACTACCAACTGGAGAAATTAATAAGCCTGTTGGAAGGAATATTGCAGATGATGTAAAATCTGGATATATAAATATAAAGCCTATATCTACAGACAGTATTCAGGCTAATTATGATTATGCGGATTCTTTAGGTGCTATAGCTTCTATTATGGGATCTGTTACCAATATGACAAATGAAGGTGCTGCTGGTTGGCTGGCTTATGGTGCTAATATCCTTAGTAGTATCAGTGCTGCTATACCAATGATAACCAGTTTAACTACTGCTTTAACGGCTAAGGCTGCTGCTGAAGCTGCTGGTAGTGCTGCTGCTGTGCCTGTAGTAGGTTGGATTAATGCCGTTGCTGCTATTACGGCTATAATGTCTGCTATGGCTGCTGTACCAAAATTTGCTGATGGCGGTATCATTGGCGGTAATTCCTTCATTGGCGATAATATGATAGCCAGAGTAAACAGCGGTGAAATGATTCTGAACAACAGACAGCAAAGGAATCTGTTTAACCTTTTAGATGGTAAAGGTGGAACTTCTGTTAATGCTGGAGGAGAGGTTAAACTAAGGATTGAGGGTAGAGATTTAGTAGGGGTTATTAATTCTCAAACAAGTAAGACAAGTAAATACAAGTAATATGTACAACCTTATATATACAATGCCATTTACTAATGTAGATGGTGAAGCCTTAACTGTACAAATACTAGAAGATGGTGGAACTGGTTCACCTGTAGAACTTACAGGTGGCACACCACCATTTATAGTAGATGTGAATGATGAAGATTTTTTATATACTCCAACCAGATTCAGCGGAGCTACATTAAAGTTAGTTGGAAGTGACTACTTACAGAAATTGTTTAGTACCCAATACCAGAAGTTCAAAGTTAATTTGGTAAAGGCAGGTTCTGTTATCTGGACTGGCTTTATAACTCCAGAATTATATTCACAGGATTATGATAACAGCTTGTTTGAATTGGAAATAGAATGTATATCAGCCCTATCTACTTTAGAGTACATAGACTTTAAGCAAGAAGGAGCTACTGTTTCCTTACTAGGTATTATTAAAAAGTGCATTACAGAAAGTAAAGGGGATTTTAGGGCAGTCTACATACCAAACGTCTATACTTCTTCTTTAGATGGTATAACTGTCAGTACTGCCAATTTCATAGATGAAGATGGCAAGGCTATGACTTTGAAAGAATGCTTGGAAGAAGTTTGCAAGTTCCTCAACTGGACTGTAACGGAATATGATGGTTGTATTTATTTTATTGATATGGACTATATAAAGGCTGGTAAAACCAGTTATACCAATATACTTACCAGTACTACTACTACCCTATCTTCTACTATAAATCTAAGGGATATACCATCTAAAGGAAACAGTAACCTATTATCCATATTAGGAGGATACAATAAGGCTATAGTAATTGATAGTGACTATGAAGTAGATTCTGACATATTATATCCAGAACTGGAATTGAATCTGTCAGGTGGAGAGTTGTTTAAATTTGAAAAGACAAAAGATGATACCATATATAAGAAGGAGTATTATAATTCCAATTTGGAATTATTCAATTATGTACTGTCCAATAATTCTTATACAACGTATGATAAGCCGTTTAATACGGACAAACAATCTGCTGGAGCAGTAGCAATGCGAAAAACAAGTTATGGTAAAACAGAAGCATTATCAAAATATAGCTGGCAGGAAATGATTGAGATAAAACAGAAATCTGCTATTATACTGGACAATAGTGCTCCCTATTATTTGTATAAAGACATATACCACAACGGGGAAGAGATCAAAAACGATCCTTTCATTCTTAATTATCCTGCAATCAAATGCAAGGGTAATGAATTGTCTTATCTGGTATTTGATCCAGATATAAAACTGTGTATCAACTTTGACATCTATCTGACTACCGATAAGGATGGATTTGAAGGGGACTTTAAGCCAACAGGACTTACTTCTGTTCCAAAATTGTTTATTCCAATGCAATTAAGGATAGGTGATCATTACTATAATGGCAGCAGTTGGGTAACGGATAGCAATACCATCTTCAAAGTATCAACAACTGCAACTCCAAACAATTATGTAAATACTTGGTTACAGGTTTATAATTACAATGATCCAGAACTGAATGTCCCAGATTTAAATGGCTATATTGTTTCATTTAAGAGCATTACAACTGGTGATATTGAATTGACAATATACAATCCTGCTATAAATCCTTATAGTACTCCAGTATTTGAAAATCCAATCGAATCCTTTTTTATACGGAATATTGAAATATCAACTCAAAGGGTAAATGCAAGTAAATCCGATTCAACTAAACAAGATACAAAATATGAGAATGTTGTAAATGAAGGATTCATTAATGCTTTGGATGATATTGAATTTAAGATAACATCAAAGAATGAAAGCGAATTATCCTATAGTAAGGCTATGGATGGTAACAGTATATTGGACGTACTCACAAATAATATTGACAATAACAGCGAGAAGCCAGAAAAGCTACTGATCCAAAGGATCATTAACCAATACAAGCAGCCTAAAATAAAGCTGGTACAAGTTATAAAACCTGACATTCTGCCTTATTCTAAAGTAACAGACAGTTATTTGTCTGGCAAACAGTTTGTATTTACTGGTGGAAGAATCAATTATGAAGATAATAGTATAGAATGTAACCTTATAGAACTAAACTAATATGGATATAACAAGTAACAGGATACCTGCCACACCTAGAAGCAAATATGCCAGATACGGTAACAATAATGTATCTATAAGTGGCAGCAGTGGAGGTGCTAATATAGATACTTCCAACTTTGTCAGGTTAAGAGGGCAAACCAGCCAATCTATAGAAGGTGCAGTAGCAGCTACTGGAGAGATTATAGCTTACCAGACGAATCCAGAAGCAGGAGACTTTCAATTCCCTATTGCTTCCACTGATGCTTTAGGTACAATCAAAGTAGGTAACGGACTTAAAATAAATGAAGATGGTACTTTGTCTGTAGATGGTGAAATTGGGGGTGGAGGTGTAAGCAGTTGGGACGATCTTACAGATAAGCCAACTACATTTCCTTCTACTTGGGAACAGGTAACAGGAAAGCCAACTGAATTTATACCGTCTGCACATACACACGTAATGAATGACATTACGGATTTTAATGGAGTTACAACAGATACAGACCAAACAATTACAGGACAAAAGACTTTCAGTAAGGCAATATTAGGACAGGCAGATGTAGTGGCTTATGCTACAGGAAAACACGATATAACATTTCCTATTGCCAGTAAAACGGCTTTAGGTTGTATTAAAGTTGGAGAGAACTTAACCATTACAGAGGATGGTACACTGAATGCACAGGCTGGAGG